ATACTAGGTAGGAATATTACTCTTGTGTCTTTTATGCCATTCTCCCACTGAAAGTTACCCTTACTGAGTATGTTGGTGTTTCTAAGGTCCTGATTATAATCTATCTGCTGGTATATTCTGGTGAGGTTAAACAAAGAGTTCTTAGCCTCATCCCTAAATGCATGCTCCACTGTTCTAGGGAACTGCCTGTAAAATTCATTAAGACCATCCTGGTCGTTTTTTAAACCCTCCACCTCGTTCTGCCAGTAGTCAATGACACCCATTTGTATTTGGTTACCAAACGTGTCAAGCACCTTGTCTTCTGGTGTTTCAAACACAGGGTATCCGTACTCATCTATGTAGCCCTCGTAGTTCCACTCCATTGGTATAAACAACCCGTAAAGACCAGATGCTGTCTGCCCGTTGGCATTTCTTTTTGATACGTCAGAGTTCTCGTACAGCTTCTTAAAGTTTTCACCACCCTTGTCCAAAGAGTTTGATGTGCTACCCATCATGCACTTACCAATCACCCTGCTACCCAGCCTCAGACATGTCTTAGTAACCCTCCAGTTGTTTAGTATGTTTGCAGGCTTCTCCCACTTACCACTCTCATCATGCACCAACAGGGATAGCTTCTCACCATCGTAGGAGTTGTCTCCCGTGTTCTTCCAGTCTATCGTAGTGTCAAGACCCGTGATGTCCTCAATCTTGTTGTTACTGTCTAGCTTCTTTCTAGTAAACTTAGATGCTGGTACACGATACGCAAGCTCTGTCTTAGGTCTATCCATACCATCCTGTATGGGTTTAAAAAAGAACGGGTAGTTTACCGATATCGGCACCACCTTGTCTGTGAACATCTTCTTGGCATCTGGTCCCGTCTTAGACAGTATACCAAACCTTGAGTCGCTGGATAGTGTTGCTAAGTTTACAGTTTCTGCCGATGACATAAAAGAAAAGCCAGAACGTCTGTTCTTCAGATAGCACATCCCGTAGCTTCTGTGGTCTGCCTTACACGCCTCCCAGAATATAAAGAACAGCCTGTTAGACTCTCTAAAGTCTGGTTTACCAATATCTATCTTAGACCACTGTAGGTAGTTGTAGTGAGAACCAGTTATGTATGTTGGTTTCTTTTTATTTAAAAACCAAAATCCCTCTTCCCTTCTGGTAAACTCTGTGTCTATGTAGTCAAACCACCTGTTCTTAAACTCATCTGGTGCCTCGTTCCAATCAAACACACTATTAAACCTAGACAGCTCCTTCGGGTATAGTGTATACTCCCACTTACTTTTGCTAAACTTAGTCACATTTGACTCAGTTGGTAGGGCTATCTTAAGTCCTTGTATTTCGTATATGTCCCCAATCTGTCCAGTCTTGCTTATAACCACAACATCGTGGTCCTTGTTATAACCATACACCCACTTCTTACCCTTATTCATCCTCTTCAGAACGTGGGGCTTTATGTGGTCATCTATTATATTTACTAGTGTCTGTTCGTACATTACTTCTTAGACCTGTTTTCAGCAAAACCAGAGAACACCTTTTTAGGTTCCTCAACTTTAGTAATGTTGTTAAGCATGTTCTCCTCCTCGTTAATCCTGTTTAGGATTTCAAAGGCATCAAATATTGCAAGCTTTTTAGTGGCCGCAGCGTTCTTTAATCTGTCCGCTGATACATCATCCTCACCACCAGTAACTATTGGCTCTCTAGCCACCTTAATTAGCTCCTCAACCGCTGTTCGTCCAGCTTGGATTATATTTAGTTTCGCTTCCTTCGTCTCCATAGGTCAAAGCAATATTTTTAGATTTCATACAATATAATAGTTCACCACCCACAACAAACTCAAACTCGGACTCTGGGGTAAACCCCACAACCATTCCTGGGTATACATCGTGTTCTTCAAGCGTCTTGTTGCCATACCTAAGTATACCAGTAAGTGGCTTCTCTTTCTGAGATGACCAATCATCGTCATTAACAACTGGCTGTACAAAGCAGTAGTCAAGGTGTGACTTGTTGTCCCCGTAAAGATATATCTGCTCTGGTGAGCAAGCATACAGGTCATCCTTTATATGACTACGGCTGTTCTTCTCTTTACCCCTTATGTCGTAAAACCTCCTAAACACATTATGGTGGACCGTCACCCTGTCACCAACCCTTATGTCGGTTACAATGGATAGTGGTGTGGCTATTACCTCAGCCTCGTTACTAACGCTCTTGTAACTCTCAATCTTTGTGTTGGTCACAAAACTAACCCCACCAATCTCTTTGGTATTGTTGTACCTGCCAGATACAGGCTTTATAATAAAGTCATACACACTCCTCATGCGTTAGTATTTTAGGTCGTACTCCACAGATATACCCATGTTTTTGTTGAAGTCCTTCCAAGGCATAATTTCATCGTTCTTGGTTATGTATATCCTGTACACATTATCCTTTTCGATGTCCTCTATGTTTGACACGCAATGGCCACCATATACCTCCTGTCCTACAGCGTAGTGCATGGCATTGTCCTTGTATTCCTTACCTATGGTTATCTTCCTTATTATAGACACAGCTACTCAGTTTCAACCTTAGTGTACGAACCGTCTGATAGGTCTATATTGATAGCACCGTACTTATCCTCAAGCTCCTTCTTACTAGTATTAGAGTCACCTAGTACCTCAATGTATGCCTTTAAAAGACCATCCTTTTCGGTCTCTATAAAACCTATTCTCTTAAGTAGGTTGTTTAACTCTACCTGCTGCTCAACAATCTTATCAAGCTCTTCTTTTTCTATTTTCATTTAATTAAATTTAATTATATATATGTTTAAACCCCCTCAATTATCTACATTGTTAATCTTCTATTATTGGGTCTACTGGTTCTACAATTTCAATCTCTCCAATAGTGTATGCAATTGCTGCATTGTCTAAATCAAGTTGAGCTTCTAATTGTAGCCAATACACACCGCCAACGGTGTTGTTAGTGGGATTCCAATAGAAATCATCAATGCTACTTAGTATTGGAAATTGAGAAACGTCTGGTATTATTAAAGCTGTCATCGTACTGCTGTGTTATAAGTTGTTATTGCATCGTATAAGTCTGTTGCTTGATTAGCCGTTAAGGATTTATGTATGCCGAAAAAGTCAAATTCCCAATTAGTAAAATATTGTGGACTACCAGCAACGCTACCTCTTGCTAGCACAAAAATAGGGTTGACAGGTAACGTACTAGGCGAAAGTGAAATATCAGAAGCTGTTAAAACATTGTTTTCATACAGATTCATGGTTGTTGCATCTCTAGTTAAAGTAGATATACTCTTCGTGTTTTTAAGTCCTGTGAGACTATCACTATTACTACCAATAACTGCAGATGGATATGTAAGATTCATTTGAACAAATCTCAGTGGACTGGTACTATAAACACCCATCGCTACACCTGTATTTATCGTATTAACGGTTGCGGTGCTTACGGTTATAGCCATACTATTAACGTCTCCATCTACGGATGGTATAAACCCAGTATCACCGTATGTATCTACCAAATTACCAGCTACCCCAGTAGTTGCGTGTGTTGGATTGTTATACCAAGTAATATTATTTGTTGGGTCTTTAAGATTGTATTGTGCGGCAGTTAATGAAGTCGGTGATATAGGGTAAATTCTATCTGAATCACTCCATACGTCTGTGTTATTAGTTGTACTTCCTGTGCCTTTTAAGTCAGAAACAAGTTGAATAACAGCCGCTTGCTCTGTTGGGTCTGTTATACCAGCAGCAGTAATGTAAGCAGTAGCGTCAGGGTCTGTTCTTACTGCTGTGTTATAAGTTGTTATTGCGTCTGATAAATCTTTTGCTTGGTTATTTGTTAAGCCTGTATGTAACGCTGCAAAGTCTATCTCACCAGCAAACGGTGAAAATGGACTAGCACCGTTTGCAAGGGCCAACACCATTATATTTACGTTTGGTAAATCGTTTAGTTCAGAATTAATGTTTTCAGCGATTTGAACGCCATTGATAAACATTTTATTTGATGTGGTAGAAGTTCTTGAAGCCGTAGCAACATTTCTTGCTGTGGTAGCTGCTAAAGCTCCTGTAGCACTTGAGCCAATATAAGAATATTTAAAACCTAAAGCGGTTCTAATACCAAAAAACTTAGGACTTTGTAAAGAACCCATTGCGTAGTCACCATTCGAAAACTCACCAGAATATGTTAATCCAGCATTTGATTTATCCCATCCTAATGAAACTGGATTATATCCCGTAAGACCATAGGCATTGCTGCCGTTACCTGTTATTCCAGTGTATGCGTGTGTTGGACTGTTATTCCAAGTAATGTTTTGAGTTGGGTCTTTAAGATTGTATTCCGCAGCAGCTAGTGAGGTTGGAGATAAAGGATAAATAGCGTATGAACTACCCCATACATCTGTATTATTAGTAGTACTTCCTGAACCTTTTAAGTCAAGTACTAACTGATTAACAGCGGCTTGCTCTGTTGGGTCTGTTATACCAGCAGCAGCGATATAAGCAATAGCCTCGTTTTCTAGTGCTATAATATTCCACTTAGCCATTAAGTAATCTATGACTTGTGAGGATTGTGAATCTGTGTGAACTGTTGGATAAATAATTAACTCACTTATCTTTCCGACAAGCCTTCTTGCAGCTCCAGCTCCTCTATTACCTAGTTTAATAGGTAAATCGCTACTTGTTGCTGATGTTACTGATTCACCAATAGAAAAAGCTCCATCATTAATTTTACCATCACCACTTGCGTCAGTATTTTCTCTGAAAGCAGCCACTATTGGAGTTAAGTAATTGTACTCGACAGAAGATGCTATGACACTACCAGTGCCTCCATCCCACAAAAACACCCTGCTATCAGCATCAGGTGGAGTTGTAAATATTCTCTTATTAGTCGCACCACTCGTTTGACCGATTATAGTTGGGCCGATTGCACTTGCAGACGTTTGTACAAACACAGCGTAAAATGACATCTCTTGAAGTGCGGAAGATAATGTTGCGCTAATCATTTCTTCTGTTCCATCAAAGTATATTGATGGTAATGAATTTAATCCAGTTGCTTGGTATTCTGGTTGTAAACTTCCAGTTACTTGAGTAAAATCGTTGTTGTTGCCGCTTTGGTCAGCCCACGCAGATACAAGACCTGCTGATTCAGTTACACCAACATTCGCATCAAGATAAATTAAA